TGGCTGTGGGCTCCGGTGTTTCTGGTGCTCTATCTCTGCGGATGCAATGCCTTCGCACTGGTCTCCGGACTCCATGTGATTGCGATGGCGTTCCCGTTCTGCGTCAGCCAGGCCGGACAGCATACGATCCGTCCGGGCTTTGCGTTTTTCGGCAGCGCCTGGGAGCAGGCGGAAGTTTATTACGGCGCGGTGCAGGGTCTGATTGTTTATCTGGTGATGGTAACGGCATGAAAAGAGGATTTAAACGTCTGTTTAAGCTGTGGTTCTATCTGCTGTACCGGCGCGATTGTGAACTCACGCGGCTGGAAAAGGCTCACGGCTGTACCGTATGCGGACGTACCGGATGCTGCCGCCACTTCCATTGGAATGAAGCAGGTTTTACGTCATGAGCGCACAGCAGAAAATTAAACGGCTGTTTAAATTGTGGGGCTATCAGCCCGCTCCGATCGGCCCGTCGTCTACGGATTATGAGGCGTGGCTTAAGACCAGACCGAATATTTCCTCCCGGTTTTGTAAGCACTTCAGCACGCATGCCGGATATGAAATTTGGCGCAATGCCTGGATGGCTTGTGAGCGCGAACATGGAATAAGAAAATGATCACTCAGCAAAAAATTAAACGCAAGCCGCTGGCGGTCGGGAACGAATATTCCTTCGGCCCGATGTATCCGGGTGCTGGCTTTGCGGTCACATCTATCCAGTTCTCTGGTCGGCCAGACTATGATGGCGGAACGCCTGGCGTGGCGGTCAAGTGGCTATATGGTGAAAAGCGCCGTCAGTTTTATCTCGTTAAAAACGAAGATGAGTTTTGGAGCTCCCCGCTTTTTCAAAATGCCATCGATGCGGAGGTCGAATGAAAGCCATAATAACAGCACTGATTCTCACGATCGTTTCCGGATGCGCGACGTACACCTCCCGCTTTATGGACAACCCGACCACCCTGTATCCGGCCACCCGCTACGACGTGTTCGCCTTTCGATGTCTGTTTGAAGAAGACCGACTCGACGGATTCCAGTGGCTCGCGCCGTTGCTGGTTATCGATCTCGTTCCGTCACTGGTAACGGACACCCTGCTGTTGCCTTATGACGGGATCATGCTTTGGAAAGAAAACCACAAATGAACGGGATGAATAAAGAGACCGGGAAACCGCTGAGCGGGCTGGAGCACCTGCGCCAGAGCGTTGAAGATATTCTCCGCACCGCTCCGGAAACGCTGGTGATCCGCCGCGAGTACGGCAGCGAGCTGTTCAGCCTGATCGATGCGCCGACCAACGCGGCGGTACGCGCGCGCTTTGTGGCTGCCACGGCCGGCGCGTTGGATCGCTGGGAGCCGCGTCTGAAAACGACACGCGTGCTGTTTGACACCTCTAACTCCGAACGGGTTCGGGGCGGCCATGTGTCGATTACTCTGGAAGGATATTACATGCCGACCGGAGAGCCGGTTGTGCTGGAAGGGATACAGATTTAGTGAACACTGTTTTTACAGCCATAGACCTAAGTAAACTGCCGGCACCCCAGGTGGTAGAGATGCTTTCTGTTGAGGCCATCTTCGCGGAAAATCTGGCGTGGCTGCAGGGGCTTGATCCGACCTTTAACGCGCTGGTGCCGAGCGACCCGGCCTACAAGATTCTTTTGGTGGCCGCGTACCGAGAGCTGCTGTTGCGCCAAGCGATGAATGATAAGGCCAAGGCGCGTATGCTGGCGTTTGCTATCGACGGAGACCTTGACCACATCGGCGCATCGATGGCCGTCCCAGTGGCCCGCCTTGATGGCGAGACCAACGAAGCCTATCGCGCCCGCCTCGCACTTTCTCCCGAAGCATATTCTGTCGCCGGCCCGATCGGGGGTTATATGTTTCACGCGCTGTCGGCGCACAGTGAAATCAAAGACGTTAAGGTTTGGAATCCGGGAGTCGGCGGCCGTGTGAACGTGGCCGTGCTTTCCAAGGCTGGGAATGGCGCGTGCTTCGGCGCGCGCATCAATCATCCGGCCGGGTACGCCGACGGCGCAGTATCGCTTGCCGTTACTGACATCCTTGCGGATCTGTCAACCGGTCAGGAGCTGACATTCGAAGGCGGCGCGGTCTTCACTCTTGATAACGATTTTTCTGCCGGCGCGACGACGCTAACCGGAAGCCTTTCAGGTGCCTTGGTCGATGGCGAGCGCGCCGGCATTCTGCCGTTTGTCCAGGACGCGCTGGATCCGGAGACGCGTCGGCCCCTTTGCGATACCGTCGAGTTGATGAGCGCCGAGATTATCGAATACGTCGTCGAAGCTCAGCTGACAATCTATAGCGGACCCGACGCCAACGCCGTGCGCGACAACGCTCTTGCCGCTTGTCAGGCGTATGTCGCCGCGCGCCACAAGTGCGGAAACGATATTACACTTTCAGGCCTGCTGGCCGCGATCCACGTTGAAGGTGTTCAAGAAGCCTCTCTGGTTTATCCTGCGGCGCGCATTGATGTGGAGCCCGGCCAGGCTGCGTACTGTACGGACATCGCCATCACGGTTGTGGGGAGGGATGAATAATGGTTGCGAGGGCTGATAGATCCCTGTTGCTGGGTGCTCCTTCCGTAGGAGCAAGCCGTGCGCCGAAAGGCAGCCATGCGATCGACATTGCCGCGAGCCGGGCTTTCACTCTGGACCCGCAGGTTCTGGTCGACGTAACGGATCCGGATACTTGTCCTGTCTCCGCACTTCCATTTTTGGCATGGGCCTATTCGGTTGATGAGTGGCCTGACGGTTCCACTGAAGCCGAAAGGCGCGCCATCATAAAAGCTTCCGTCGCTGTTCACCGGAGGAAAGGAACGTTGCAATCCATTAAGGATGTGCTGTCGGCCGCCGGCTATGGTGACGTAACGATTCAAACCGGAGCAGATCGCCTATATCGCGACGGCACCGTGCTGCGGAATCGATCCGTTCTTTATGGTGCAGGCATGGGCTGGGCTGAATGGGCAATTATCGTCAGCAATTCTGATCCACTGCCGTCCGCCGAGCTCGTTTCTCTTCTGGTGCAGACCGCGCCGGCCAGATGCGTTCTGATCAGCGTCGGTTATCAAAAACTTTTCTTCCGCCACAACGGCTCTTTCACCCGCGACGGATCGCGGTTTTATCAACGGACATATACGGAGGTTTAAAAATGGCAAACTTAGTCGAAACTGGCGCTTGGCCGGAAGGAATTTACCAACTTGAGGAAACGGATTTTGTGCAGGGCGGTGTCGACGGAGTCGACAACCTTCCGCTGCGCCAGTTGGCGATCCGCACAGCGATTCTACGGCAGCAATCCGGAACGCCATACGTCGAAAACAAAACCGGATCGACCTCCGGCTGCGTTCTGGCGCACACACCGATCGCTGATGCGGCCGTACAGGTCTTTATTGGCCGCCTGCTGGCGGTCCAGGGCGAAGACTACACGATCGCTGGCAGTGCCATCACTTTCACTCCGGCCGTCGCGGCCGGAGACGACGTCCGTGTCTATTATCGCGGAAACTAACCAAAGGAGACCACCATGAGACGCATTACATTCTTACTGCTCACTATTATTTTACTCGCCTCCGGCAATGCCTTCGCGTTGCCGAAAACGCAGGCCAAGCAGGTGACGGTCGATTCGTCCGGCATCCTCTCGTCCACCAATACGAACGTGCAGGCCGTGCTGGAAGATTTAGATGATGCCATCCCCGGACAGGCGACAACCACGACGGTCGGAACTGTACGGTTTGCCACGACGTCGGAAGTGAATGCAGGGACGTCGGCGGTCTCTGTGATAAGCCCCGCGCAGCTCGCCGCGTTTGCGATTCCTAAAATTATCAACATCACGAACCATACGGTCAACGCGCTGACCACCAACTCCACAGTATCGATTCCTGCGAAAACATATACCCTGTCTGGGTTTAGTGGCGATGGGTTGGTCCCGTCGAGAATTATAGGAATTTGGGTGGATGTTTTGATCCGTGGCCAGTCAAACGCCGGCGGAGGTCAATCTGCAAGGTTGCTTTCAAATTTTGGGGACACAACCCGCGTTGTATGCGGCGCATCGACCGACGCCGACAACCGAAGCGCGGCGATCAGTGGAACATTTTATATCCCGGTGAACCGGGGGCAGGCTTCGATCACATTGGAGCTGGTTAACACGCTATCTCAAACAGCCGGGCGCTATTTTGAATACACGATCGTTGCGGCATCACAGCTTGGAAATTAGCGACTGACGGACAGTCGCAGGGATCTCACTCCCATTAACGGCAACCACAATTGCCACGGATAAACCGCTGCCCGCCAGTCTGTACACAGAACTTGCGAAGGGTAGCAGAAGGGAGTGAGTGATGAAAAGCCCGATTAGTTATCTGGGTGGAAAAAGCCGGTTGGCCAAGCAGATCGTTAAGATGCTTCCGGAGCACACGGCCTACGTCGAACCGTTTTGCGGTGCCGCGTGGGTGTTCTTTGAAAAAGAGCCGTCGAAGGTGGAGGTTCTGAACGATATGAACCTCGAACTGGTGACATTCTGGCGGGTGGTGCAAAACCACCTCGAAGAGTTCCTTCGGCACTTCAAGCACTGCGTGATATCACGCGAGATCTTTGACATCCTGAACCGAACCGATGCGACCACGCTGACCGACGTGCAGCGGGCGGTGTGCTTTTACTACCTCCAGCGGACGGGGTTTGCCGGGAAAACGAAGGGGCGCACTATGCCGGCGTTTAAGGAGCGGCCGCCGAGCCTCAACCTGACTACTCTGGAGGAAGGCATACTCGACGTCCACTGGCGGATGCGGCGGGTGGTCATAGAGCGGATGGACGCGCTGCAGATCATCAGGCGCTACGACAAGCCCGGAACGCTGTTCTATATCGATCCGCCGTACTACGGATTTGAAAAGGATTATCCAGCCGTCTGGCCGCGCGAAAACTTCCAGCAGTTAGCCGGCCTTTTAACGGGCATTAAAGGGGTGTTTATATTGTCATTAAACGACCGTCCGGAAGTCCGCGAGATCTTCTCTGCGTTCCGGATTAAGGCGGTAAAGACACTCTATTCTGCCAGTGCAAAGGGCGGCGGGAAAGAGGCGGCCGAGGTTCTGATTTACAACTTCTGACCGGTCGAGTAGCATTCTACCGGTTTTCAAATTTGAGAATTTTTTACAGTTACTCTAAATTCAACTGTCTTTTACTCAAATTTTAACCGTCTTTTTACACACTGGAGAATACGGCTGGTTTTCCCCCAAGCTTTGAAAAATAACGGAGATGAC